GAAGGATATTCACCAGTTGGCATGTTTGTGCCAGCAGAAGCAAAAATTGCATTTAAAGCATCACAATTAGAACGAAAAGGTTTAGACCCTAAAGAAATAATGATGCAAACTGGAGCTTTTAGAAATCTTTCTGACAAACAATGGAGGCAAGAAATAAGTGATAAAGTTGCTTCTATTAAAGGTGGTCCAGACTTTCAATCTGCTGTTTTTGAACAAATGAAAGCATTGGGTAAGGATAAAACTGCTGAACCAATGAAGGTAAGTGATGTATTGCATCACCCAGAGTTATTTGAAAAACATCCTGAATTAAAAGACATTGAGGTTCAGTTTTTACCTGAAAAACATCCAGCCTATGCCAGAATGGGATTTTCTGAAGATGGCAACCATTATTTACAAATTAAAGGAAGTTTACCTACTGAAGATGCCACTAAAAGTGCATTGCACGAGCTTCAGCACGTTATTCAAGAGTCATCTGGTCATGCAGTAGGTGGATCATCAGCAGACTTTACACATCAAGACCCTGCTATCAAGGCAAGAGATATTTTAAATTGGCGTAAGGAAGTTGAAGCTAAAGCTGAAAGAATGGGCTTATCACCATCTAAAAACTCTGATTGGTACATGAATGCTCAACAAGCCTTAACTGATGATTACTTTAATGCCAAAGCCCATGATTGGATACCTTCAGATGAAATTAGACAACAAGCTAGTTATCCAATGTATGCTAAAGGTACTGATGCTAGAACACAAGCTGAACAATTGGTTAAAATGTATGGTCTTGATACTAAAACAACTCCATATAACCCATTCCAAATGTACAACAGGCTTGCTGGTGAATCAGAAGCTAGACAAGTAATGTCAAGAAAAAATCTAACTAATGAGGAAAGGCAACAATATTTTCCTGCTGAAGAAAGAACAACTGAAAATCCTTATGGAATGGATGTTCCAATTAAAGACATGTTGTATTTAACTCGTGAAGGCTACCCAAAATGACAGCAGGTAGACCAACTGACTATGACCCAGCCTTTTGCGATAAGGTTGTAGAGTTGGGTGCTCTTGGCAAAAGCACAGAGCAAATTGCAGGAATGTTAGGGTTTGCGCTTAGAACTATTTACTTATGGCGTGATACTCATCCTGAATTTATGCAAGCCTTGGAAGAAGCTAAAGCTAAAGAGTTACATTGGTGGGAAGATCAAGCTCAGGCATACATGTTGGAGCACAAGGATGGTGCAAAACTGAATGCCTCGATATGGTCGAGGAGTATGGCGGCTCGCTTTCCCAAAAAGTATCGTGAGAGTGTCAAGCAAGAGATTACAGGTGAGAATGGCACACCACTGATCCCATCTATCCAAGTCACATTTGTCAAGGCAGATGAGTAGCATCCAAGAGGTAATCAACAAGGTTGAGTTTCCTGAGAAGCTAGAGTGCTTGTTTAAGCCATCGAGGTATAAGGTTTTGTGGGGAGGAAGGGGTGGAGCAAAATCATGGGGCATTGCTAGGGCATTGCTGATCCAAGGAGCTGTCAAGCCTTTACGCATACTTTGTACTCGTGAGTTCCAGACATCCATCAAGGATTCAGTCCACAAGCTCTTGAGTGACCAGATACTGGCAATGGGCTTGATAGACTTCTATGAAATCACTGACAGGACTATTAGAGGCAAGAATGGGACTGAAATCAACTTTGTAGGCCTCAAGAACAACGTAGCAAACGTCAAGTCCTATGAGGGTGTTGACATTTGTTGGTGTGAGGAAGGCCAAAGCGTCAGTGCTAGAAGCTGGGATGTGCTAATTCCTACGATTAGGAAGGAAAAGTCAGAGATTTGGGTGAGTTTTAACCCAGAGCTAGAGTCTGACAATACCTATCAAAGGTTTATCCTGCATCCTCCACAAGATGCCCAAGTAGTTAAGATTAATTGGTCTGACAATCCTTGGTTTCCAGAGACATTGAGGCTTGAAAAGGATGCTTTGAGGGCTAGAGACCCAGAAGCCTATGCAACAGTCTGGGAAGGTGTTTGCAGGCAGTCTGTAGATGGAGCTATTTTTGCCAAGGAACTACAGATGGCAGAGCTACAAGAAAGGATTACAAGGGTCAATTACGATCCAATCAAGCCAGTTCATTGCGTATTTGACCTTGGATGGTCAGATGCTACTGCTATTTGGTTTGTCCAGTTTATAGGCATGGAGACAAGGTTAATTAGGTACTTTGAGACAAGCCAAGAGACTATCTCAGCCATTCTTGCCAAGGTCCAAACCTTTGGATACATGTTGGATACCTTGTGGTTGCCTCACGATGCACAGAACAAGACTTTAGCATCCAATGGCAAGAGCATAGAAGAAATAGTGCGAACTTTAGGATTTAAGACTAGAATATTGGAAAGAGTGCCCATTGTTGACAGTATTAATGCTTCAAGGACCATCTTTCCGAATTGCTATTTTGATCGAAATAACTGTGAGGAGGGCTTAAATGCTCTCAGGCATTACAGGTATGAAGTTGATCCAGATACCAAGGCATTCAGCAAGACTCCTTTGCATGACCAATACAGTCATGGGGCTGATGCTTTCAGGTATATTGGCTTGATGGTCAATGAACCTAAAAAGCATCCTAAGAAAGCAGTGTATCAACCCTCGATCAACTGGATGGGCTAACATGGATGATTTAGAGTCAAATGGCTTAATTACTGAAGCTCAACAGTTTCTGCACCTATGTACAGATGCAGACATGATGAATCGTCAAGAAGCACTAGAAGACTTGAGATTTAGTGCTGGTGACCAATGGCCTGTAGAAATCCAGAACTCTCGTACACTTGAATCCAGACCTTGCCTGACCATTAATAAGATTGATGCTTATGTACGTCAGGTAACAAACAACATTAGGCAACAGAGGCCTAGAATCAAGGTTCATGGGGTAAATAATGAATCAGATGCAAAGATGGCAGAGATTCTTACTGGTTTGTGTAGGCATATTGAAGTCAATTCAGATGCTGATCAGGCTTATGACAACGCAGTTGACTTCGCCGTGCGTATGGGATGGGGCTTCTTCCGTGTTGTCACTGACTACACCAAGCCAGATAGCTTTGATCAAGAGATTTACATCAAATCCATAGTCAACCCTTTCACTGTCTACTTTGACCCTAACTCAGTCATGCCTGATGGTTCTGACGCAGATAGATGCCTGATTACTGAAGTCATCTCTAAGCAACAATTCAGGAAAATGTACCCAGATGCTGATGATGGCACTCAGTTTAATCTCAGAGGAGCTGGTGACACCAATGCTGAATGGGTGATGAGAGAAGACATCAGAATTGCTGAATACTTCTACACCAAGCACATTAAAACCAAGCTCCTGATGCTTGCTGATGGCACAACTGAGTACAAGGATGAGTTTAAGGGTGAACCAAAAGACATCATTGATCAGAGAGATACAGTCAAAAAAGAGATTTGGTGGGCAAAACTCACTGGAATGCAAGTCCTAGAAGAAGGCAAATGGGCTGGCAAATACATCCCAATCATTCCTGTCTATGGTCAGCAATTGATTGTTGAGAATAAGCGTAAGAAGTTTGGCCTTGTGAGGCAAGCAAAAGACCCACAACGCATGTACAACTTCTGGCAAACCTCCATGACTGAGAGCATTGCCCTTGCTCCTAAGCCAAAATGGTTGATTGCTGAAGGCCAAGATGAAGGCCATGAGACTGAATGGGCACAAGCTAACATTAAGTCCACTGCAACACTGAGATACAAGCAAGTTGACATAGATGGTAGGCCAGCACCAGTGCCATCGAGGATTCAGCCTGAGAGTCCTCCTGCTGGCATTATGGCCGCCTCAGCCAGCATCAGCCAAGACCTCCAAGCAGTCATAGGCATTGTTGACCCAAATCAGCTCCCCAGTGGCAACATCTCAGGCAAAGCACTGAATGGGCAACAGCAACAAGTGGACATGTCAAACTTCCACTTTTACGACAATTTGACTCGTTCTATTAGGCATTTGGGCAAGGTAATTTTGGACTTAGTGCCCAAAATCTATGATTCTGAGAGGGTGATGAGGATCATTGGGGATGATGGAAAGCCTGATTTAGTGAGCTTGAACTCGTTTGGAGCTGATGAGGAAGGTGTTTACAAGATATTGAATGACACGTCAGTGGGTGAGTATGATGTGGTGATGGACACTGGACCCGGCTACAACAGCAAGCGTCAAGAGGCTGTGGAAAGCATGATGCCACTGCTAGCGGCAGACCCTGCACTCATGCAAGTAGCTGGTGACCTATTTTTCAGGAATATGGACTTCCCCGGCGCTGAGATGATTGCAGACAGACTCGCGGCCAGCAACCCAATGTCCCAGATCGACACCAAATCTAAGATTCCTCCACAAGTCCAGATGCAATTAGCCATGTCTCAGCAACAACTGCAAGCCATGCAACAACAGATTCAACAGCTCCAGATGACCATTAAGCAACGTCAGGACATCGAATCTGTTAAACAACAAGCTGAGACTCAACGTGAGCTGATGAGGCAGACAGCCAAAGCCCACAATACTGAGTCCATGCTTGAGGCTAGAGTCCATGATGTAAACATGAGAGCTGTAACTAGCCAAAACAAGACTGAAATCGAGTCCATTATGGAGCTTTTGGTTCACCACTTGGACACTGCTAGGTTGGAGAAGGAAATTGCAAGCAGAAATGCTGAACAGTATGCCTATGCCAACGAAAGCAACAAATCTATACAGTAGTTTGACACAGTAATCATTTCAGTCTATATTGACTAAACCTTACCAATCAGGTTGATTGGGTAAATCCTTGGGTAAAACCATGTCTGAAAAAGAAGCGAGCCAAGTGCTCACAAGTGAAAATTCTGCTGAGTTTTACAGCAATCGTTTGGGTTTAGCTGACACCACTCCTGTAGAGGCAGTTCCTACTGAGCCTACAGAAGTTAAAGAGCAGAATGAACCAGTTGCTGAAGAACCAAGCAAAACAACAGAAGAACCAAAGCCTAATAGACTCGAAAAAAGGTTTTCAGATATTACTAAGCAAAGGGAATTGGCACGAGCTGAAGCAGAACGTGAGCGTACCAGAGCTAGTGAGCTAGAAGCCAAGTTGAAAGAGTTGGAAGCGAAAGTCAACCCTAAACCAGTTGAACAACTTTCAGAACCACAACCTGAGCAATTTGAAACAGCATTTGATTATGCTAAAGCACTTGCAAAGTATTCAACAGAGGAAGCACTTAGGGAGCGTGACAGGCAAGAGGCTGAAAGAAGGATAGCTGAAGAACGTGCCAAGACATTTGAGGCATGGAACAAGCGTCAAGCTGAGGTCAAAGCTGAGTTACCTGATTATGAAGACATGCTTGCATCATCAGATGTGGTGGTGAGTGATCAGATACGAGATGCGATTTTTGAAAGTGATGTTGGACCAAGAATCCTTTATCATTTAGCAGAGAATCCAGAAGTAGCTGAGAAGCTAGCTAAGATGTCAACAATAAGTGCTCTTAGAGAGTTAGGAAAGATTGAGGCAAGGCTTGAAAAAGCTCCTCAAGAGGAGGTGAAGGCTGTTGTGAGGTCGAATGCTCCAAAGCCTATTAGTCCATTGCGAGCAACTAGCGCGGCGTCTGAGACACCCATCGATTCTGAAGGCAGATTCACTGGTACGTTTCAACAATGGCGTGAAGCTCGTAAAGCAGGGAAGATTAGGTAAACAAACTTTTTAAC